GACCTTTTACAGTAGATGCTAAAGGCAGACTAACATCTGTCGGTACAGCAGTAACCATTGCTCCAGCCTTTAGCTCCATCACTAACAAGCCTACAACCCTTAGTGGTTACGGCATTACTGATGCACTGTCAAACGGTAATCAAAATCCGAATCTGGTACTCGCTGGTCCTTCCACTGGTAGTACTGCAGGTACACCAACGTTCAGAGCTCTAGTTGCTACTGATATACCAAACATAGATGCTACAAAGATAACCAGTGGAACACTTAATGCACTGAGACTACCTGCTTTTACAGGAGATGCTACCAGTACATCCGGTACGTCAGCTCTTACTCTTTCTAATACAGGTGTTACAGCCGGTACTTACAATTCTTCCACAGAAATCAGACCTTTTACAGTAGATGCTAAAGGCAGACTAACATCTGTCGGTACAGCAGTAACCATTGCTCCAGCCTTTAGCTCCATCACTAACAAGCCTACAACCCTTAGTGGTTACGGCATTACTGATGCACTAGCCTCCAACAGTGACCGACTAACCCCTTCTGGTGCCATCACTCAATTCGCTGGCGCGACACCCCCGGCTGGTTGGCTTAAGTGCAATGGTGACACCATACCCAATGGAACTGGCACAGTTCAAGGCGTCACTGCTAATTTTGCACCGCTATATGCAGTCCTACAAAATACCTACGGGGGATTCGGCAAACTGCCCGACCTCCGTGGTGAATTCATCCGAGGCTGGGATGATGGTCGTGGCGTGGACGGTGGACGGGGACGCGGCACGTCACAAAGCGGACAGCTGGAGCAGCATGCTCACAGCATGAATCACGGGCACACGATTACAGACAGCGGCCACGTTCATGGAGTCAGCGACTCTGGCCACAGTCATGGAGTCAACGACCCCACTCACGCTCACGGCGTCTCCGACCCCGGCCATGGTCATAATATAGTTGTTTTCAATAATGTTGGCACATTAATAGGAAATGATACCACAACTACCATATGGCAAAGCGTAGCCTCGAACACTCCCTTAAATAACTCTGGCATCACAAGCTATGTACAGGGGACAAATGCATCGCAACGATTTTTGGGAATTGGAGGAAGAACTACTGGCATTAGTACCATCGCAGCTGCTACTAGCATTACCATTGTTAATAGCGGCACCGGTATTTCCGTCGCTAACAACGGCACCGGTATCTCAGTCAACGGTATGACCGGCAATACAGGCACAGCAGGGGCAGCGGTAGGCGCAGACGCCAACAGGCCGCGTAACATTGCGATGCTAGTCATTATCAAAATATGATGAATAACCAATTCATGTCTAGCGCACATGTCCCCCGAGACCGGAACCAGTAACCATGACTGTCCCTTTCCCGCCTTTGCGACCCTCCAACCGCTCTTTCACCAAGGGGCAATATCCGGTTAGGCGTCAACTATCCCCAGCAGGTACAGGCATTTCTCGGCGCTTTGGCACTAGGCCTATAGATACAGTAATGTCCTTGGAATTCGCCAACATAACCGATGCGGATGCTGCTGCTATTGCTAGAGCTTACGATGATGCTGCAGGTTCTTACCACACGCTTTTACTCCCCCTCGAACTGTGGGCAGACTTAAGCGAGTCACTCCGTAATCAATTGAGCCCTGGAGATAGTCCATTAGTGACTACCCCTACTTCTCTTACGACTAACGGAAACCTAGACACATGGTTCGGATCAACTCTCGGCCCCCTTTCTGTATCGGGAAGTTTTGGACCTGAATCATTATCATTGGCTTATAAATGGTTTGCCGCTACTTATATTGAACCGTCTAACTCACCTACCGGAACCTTTACGATTGAGAAAAAAATCTCCGGACCAACAGAACTCTCCAGTTTTACTGCCAATAACTATTTAAGATTTAATACCAGTCATACTATAGGTACTATTTCACTTAATAATCTAACAACTGCTGCTTACTCTTTCATTATTCAGGAAATTGAAAATGCAAATACTGTACTTGGTTCCACGGTTACCTTATCCTTTAAGGCTAGAGCAAGTCAGAATAATACTAAAATTGTTTCTGAAAGCCAGATTTATTCCAGCAATAATTCCTTCTGGACTCCCACAATCTGTAAAACATTTAACTTATCTACATCTTGGCAGACATACACGCACATATACACTATGCCAACCTACGCTCAAGTAATAGGCGCCGCTTACAACCCCACTGCTGTTAATCCGACTTTAGCCAATCCTACTTATACACCTATTGGCGTAGGGGCTCTACCTCCTCGTTCTAGTTGGATGTTTCAAGTAGATATTAAAACTATGTGGTCTCTAGGTGAGTGGAGAAGAGCAGGCAACGCTTATCTAGGCCCACGTCCAGCGGGATTTGAAAACACACAACAGACTGAATCCGAAATGAACGCAATGAATAATAGCTACATCAGTAATGGATATTACGACATTGCTGACATTCAGCTCATGCCTTCTAGTGCCTATTCCTCACCTCTTTGGCGCTTCAGTCAATCACCTGTGTTTTCTAAAGGATCCAGACCGGGTTATAAAACAGTCACGGTTGAACTCATCGGAGATCCGGCATACTGAAATGGCAGTTACGTTCCCTTCTTTAAAACCGACAAACCGTACCGTCTCACAGGGTACTTATGCAGTCAAGATGTTCAAATTCATCACGGGACTACCGGCAGCACGGAGGTACGGCACTTCACCGCATAGCGCCACCCTAGATCTTGAATACTCCAACATCACAGATGCCAATGCAAGTCTCCTTACAGCTGCATTTGACCAAGCCTACGGTACATTCGACTCCCTCACGCTGCCTAACGCCCTCTGGGACGACATCGAAGAGCCTCTGCGCAGTCAATTAAAAGGCACATTCATATGGCGCTTTGCCCAGGCACCAACAGTGAATCAAAGTGCCGTACCCGGCTACAAATCCGTCAGCATCCAGCTGGAAGGTCAGCGTGACGGGTAGCTCTCCAATCCCCCCGAGCCCGTTAAACTTTATATAACGCATAGCGCCCGCGAACCATGGCGGTTCAGACAACTAAAAATGCAGCTTTATTCTGTGATGGCAATCAGGTAGGAAAAGTAGTATCCGCCTCTTTAGACATCTCCTTGGAGGCGATGGAGACGACCACAGTTGAGAAATACTTCCGTACTTTTGTCCCTGGTATTAATAGCGCTACAGGCTCTGTCTCTGTACTTTACGACCCCGATGACACGCAAGCCGTCGCTCTTCTCAATACGATAATCAGTGGGGCTTTGGTTACCTTAGTATTTGTCATCAATACTGTACTTAGCAAATCAATAACAGTTACAGCATTTGTGACCCAAGCAAGTATCCCATTCGCAGTTAGAGAAGCTGTAGTCATCTCCCTGTCTCTGCAAATAACAGGCACTATCACACCTGTTCTCTAATGGCTGTCATCGGACGTCACGGAATCTTACGGTTAAGCCCCCAGGCTGTACCGCCTAGTACTACTACACCTTACACGGGTTTTCGCACACAGATCAATCTTGTGGATTGGTCTCTTAACTTATCTCATAATGAAATTGATACTACAGCTATTGGTGAAGCATTTGGTGATGCTGTTAAATCCGGTGTTGTCAGCGGTGGCGGCTCTCTTAATTTCCTTGTTGAGCGTTCTCAAGCTAGTACCACAGAAGAAGACAGTACCCTTTTACTCGAACTGCTATTCCTAGCAAATCCAGGCGCCAATGCACTTGCTGAATTTTGGATGATACGAAATCGACCTACACTTAGCTGTAGCGTACTAGCCCCAGGTAGTTTGTACTATACCGCAGACATTCAGATTACGTCAACAGTAATAAATACCGCCGCTGACAACCTAATCAGTGGATCTGCAGAGTTCATTACTATCGGCGAGATCAATCTTGTCGCAACCGGGGCTGCAACTCCCTGATCCCCCTTTTGCCTTAAAATTCTATGAGATTCCCGACACATGGCTGAGCCCCAATTCGACGAGCAACACCCCCCGACGCATTGGCACTTGCTTGTCGAGCTACGTGTAATGCAGGAAAAGCTAAGCAGTGTAAGTGGCGTAATAAACTCTGCTTTAGAGACTCACAGCAATCTGAAAAAGGAAGTTGATCTCTTGAAAATCCGTGTTGCCCAGGGCGTTATTTTAGCAGTGACTGTAGCTATTGTCCTGCCTGTAGTAATTAATATGATGAACCCTCGTATTCACTTTGAATCACACTCAATAATAAAACCCAAATGAACAGAGTACTTGGTATAGCAGCTCTATTTGTAGTTTCCCTTAGGCTCGTCCTCGGGGGTCTGTATGTCGCTGATTGCAGGCAGGTCGGCGGTCCTCCCAAAGACTGTTGGGCTGAAGGCTACGAAATGTCCGGTTTCGAATCCCTTGGTCTCGCTGCAGGCGGCTTCTTAGCTGGATTCTGGACTCATAATCCTGCCCTAGATCGAAATTAGGCTGGCGCTCCCTCTGCAATCCATCCAGCGCTAATCTGCTGCATGAGCATTCAGCCTGCGAATTACGATCTGCTGGTTCCTCAGAGAGCGTCCCTTGAGGAAACATTCCGCTTCCCTTATGACGGCACGGGATCTCAGATCTTCGCTTCAATCTACGATAACGAAAGACGCCGCCGTAAGTATCTCGATTTAGATGTCTTCTGGGTTAATAGACTGCAAGTAATTAATACATCAACTGTACGATCTACAGTCACAATAAGCGCGTCTTGGGAAGATACGAGGGAGATTACTAAAGAAGGTTACTGGGACCTTTTGTGGGTATGGCCTGACGGCTCAAGAAACTACTTAGTCGAAGGTCGAGCTGTTCTCAACCTTAATGTTTCTGAAGCCTCATGACCGCTTTAACCATTGAAGTAATACAGGATGGGCCCGTCAAAATCGTAGAAGTTCTACACCCCGGGCCTCGGGGACTGAACGCCCTAGATATTAATCTTCTTCAAATTGATGGCGGAGCGGCCTCGACAATTTACGGGGTAACTAACTACCACGTTGTTGACGGAGGCGGAGCATAATGGCCACCCGTATTCAAAAACGTAGAGATACTGCCGCGAACTGGACTGCAGTAAACCCAGTCTTAGCCCAAGGAGAAGAAGGAATTGAGCTGGATACCAACAAAGAGAAAATTGGCAATGGCACTACCGCTTGGAACAGTCTCCCTTACAAAACACTTGGACTCACCCCGAGTGCGATAGGCGCTGCCACTGCAGCTCAAGGAGCAAAAGCAGATTCTGCTGTACAACCTGCAGGCTTGACCAAGGCTGCTGTAGGCCTTGGGAACGTTGATAACACCAGTGATGCTAACAAGCCTGTCAGCACAGCACAGGCTGCTGCTTTGATAGCCCATGAAGCTGCAGCAAATCCACATCCCGGCTACCTGACACCGGCCGAGGCGAACGCGGCTTATGCAACGGTGGCGCAAGGGGCACTAGCGGTAACAGCAATTCAACCGGGCAATCCAGCGCTGAGTGATCCCAGGACGCCCACAGCACACAAGAGCAGCCATGCTGTTGGCGGATCTGATGCGCTGAGCCCTGCAGATATTGGCGCGGTTGGCACCAGTGACAGCAGAATGAGCGACTCCAGGGAATGGAGCGCTCCAACAGTCACGGAAGCAGAGGCCACCCAGGGCACGTCTACGGAAAGGCGCGCCTGGACTTCAGTTCGAGTCTTCCAATCCATCGCAAGCTGGTGGAACGGCTCAGCGGCAAAGACCAAGCTGGACGGAATTCAGGAGGGGGCCCAGGCAAATGTGGCTACCAACCTCAGTTACGACGCCGCAACCCGCAACCTGACCAGCAGCACGGGATCGCCTGCCGTGCTGCCGTTGTTTGGGAGTGGTACCGCTGGATTGGTGCCAGCCAGTGGAGGCGGAACCACCAAATACCTGCGGGAAGATGGCGCATTTGCGGAGCCCCCTGGCGCTGGTGGATTCCCCGGCGGCTCCAATACCCAGATCCAATTCAACGATGGCGGCACTTTCGGTGGGGACATAGATCTCACCTACAACAAGACCACCAACCTGCTGACCAGCAAGGGCGACATCCTTCTGGATGATGGTGGGTCTTTTACTACCACGCTTCAGACGGTTACAGCAACGGCGAATCGGACGATTTCATTCCCTGATGCGACCGGCACGGTGGCCCTGGTTGGTGGCAGCAGCGGTCAGGTTCTAGTCAACACCAATGGTGCTGTTGCGGGGCTAAGCACTCTCACCGCTGACAGCTCGGGCAACCTCACGCTCACGGCCAGGCTGATCAATGCGTTTAACAGCCTGGCCAGCGCACCGGCCAAGCTGTTCAGCGGCACTTGGTTCACGGGTGGGACGTCAACCACCACGAAACCGCATGTGTTAATTGAACCGGCGGGGACCAGCTCAACGCACTGGAACACGGGGGGGACGGGATGGGGGGTTAATGGTCCGCCTGGGTTTGCGGGGGATCTGGCGTGGCTTGGGGTGAATGGGACTTCCTTTTTTCGGCTTTCCTCCGGAAGTGGATTGTCTATCAATGGAACGGTTGCTGGTAATTCATTTAGAGATGGCGGCGGGACTTTTCAGCTTGACGGTAATGGATTGCGTATAAGATCAGACAGAGTATTCGGGATTGGAACTGATGCTTTTGGTACAAATGCAGACGTTTTATGGAGGCGCGACGGTGCCGGGATCTGGGCAACTTACAACGGTGTCAATCCTCAGACAGTCAGGATCTACAACACCTTCACCAACGACACCAACTTTGAGCGGGGCAAGTCAGGATGGGAGCGCAGCACATCTGATGGTGTGGTTACTGGTTCGATTGCTGGCACCACGCTGATAGTAACGGCTCTCACCAGTGGTGCTTTAGCAGTTGGTCAGATCATTACAGGAACCAATGTTCTGTCGGGCACTCGTATCACGGCACTTGGCACTGGCACCGGAGGAACCGGAACTTATACCGTCAGCCAGTCCCAAACCGTAGCTTCCACCACAATCACAGGTGGTGCCCCTGCGTTCCGCCTCGGCACCGAAAAAGGCTCCGGCGGCGGCACTGCCCGCGATATGGAGTTTCAGACTGATGGCATCACAAGGATCACGCTGAAGGCTGATGGCGCGATCCTGTTTTCCAACATACCAACGACGAATCCAAACGTTGCGGGCCAGCTGTGGAGCGACGCCAATGACGGCGGAACCCTGAAACTCTCTGCCGGTTGACCGCCATGAACAGCCTCACCATCACCCTCACTGATCTCCGCGCCATCGACGGCTGGATCGAAGCCGCCAACAAAGCAGGCATGACCCCTGAGGCCATGGCCCTGGAGCTGCTGCAGCATCAGGGGTTGCGGTATGCGGATCTGTTCAAGATCGGCGTACTGACCAGCGCTGCGTTCGTTCAGCGGTTTACAGCCACAGAACATGGCGACATTAGGGCGGCAGCCGAGCAAGTGGCTGAGGTGGCCTCCGCAATCGGGGAGCTGCTGGAGGAGCCATTTGTGGTCTTAACGGATCCTCGAATTGCCCCCAGGCTGGCAATGTTCACAGCTGCGGGGCTGCTGGCCCAGGGCAGGGCAGCGGAGATCCAAGCGTGGGAGCATCCAACTCCGCAAGCGCCGGGGGAAGTATGACCCTGATCCTGAAGAAGGGGTTGAGGTTGCGTAGGAGTGGGCCGTCCAGTTGGCTGATTACAGGTACACAAAAATTAGACCTCAACGCCGCTGCCTACATCGCCGCTGCCTACATCTCCGCTGTGGAAGCCGCAGACGGGCAGGCACTAGAGACTGGAGTGAGGGACGCCATCAATGCGTTTGTGCTGGGCTGTGAAGCTGATGGCATCTGGAACGCCATCAAGACCTGTTGCATCCTGGCTGGGGCTCGAACATTAGCTGGAGCGCTGATGCCACTGGTGGGGGCTGCGCCGACGAATGTTGGTTTTACAAGCAGCAACTACAACCGAAAGACAGGCCTGCTCAGAAATAGCACTCAGTATCTTAACAGCAACAGGGATAATAGTGCCGATCCACAAAATAGTAGCCATCTTGCTTTGTACTCTGCAGTTCAGTGGCCTGAGCAAAATGGTTTTTATTTTGCTGGGATGGGAACAAATAACCCTGGATCAACTTGCCTTCGGTCTATTACTGGCGTTATCAGGGGAAACATAAGACATGGAACCACGTCGCAAATAAGTTTTACTCGAAATTCTGGATTTCTTGGCATGGCAAGGTTTAACTCTGTCGAGTTCCAGATGCGCGTCGATGGTACTACATCAACACTATCAGCAGTTTCCACGACTCCGCTTTTGGGCCCCATCTCAATCTTTACAGATTCTTCAGTGGCTACATCGGGCGTTGCGAATACCCGCCTAGCCTTCTACTCCATAGGCGAATCCCTAGACCTCGCCCTACTTGATGCCCGTGTGACGGCACTTGTGAATGCACTGGCGGTGGCGATACCATAGAGCCATGGAAAACTCGATCGCTCCTGTTAACGAATTACGGCAGCCGGTTCAGACTCTTGAGTTCAGCATCGGTCCCGCCGTCGATCTAGCAAAGCTAGACGCCGCATTCAAAGAATGGGCCAAAACGCCGTGGGACGACCCCACCGCCCCCTTCCCTGACGCATGACCACCTCCCGCCGCGAGCACATCCTGCAGCCCCTACTGGCCAGCCTCAACGGCCTGGCGGGGGTGGGCTAGACCCTCTTTGCTTCCTGTAGCACCGAGATATACAAATTGCCCATCCCTACCAAAGGCATCAGCCTTTCTTTCAAATCCTGATTGTGCATACGAATACAACCCAGAGTCGCAAATAAACCTTGTCGTGGCATCCATGCACCGGGCCAGCCACAAGCGCTTCCACCTCCATGCACCATAATCCCGTCTCGATACGGTCGACTATCCGGCCCTTCCTGCCCCTCTAACCCCACGAGATCGAAAGAGTACCAACCGTAAGCACACCTATCTCCTGTCATGAAACTAGAAGAAGGGTTTTTCTCATAATCTCTATAAATACCCTTTTTATTGACTCTGTACAATCCAGGCGGCGTATCTTCTCCGGTACGGCCCCACTCAGCTTCTTTTCCCTGACCCCTACATAAACAAGGTACAGACCACAGTCTCATCCCTTTATGCGTGTACGCAGTAATAGTCTCATTTATATCATTAGCAATCAAATGGTGATCACCGGCTTTAAGCGGCGGCCGGATCTTCGGTCCCACCATGCCCGAAGGCCACACAGGAGACGCGATAGCCACTGAAAACAACCCGTATAGGCCACTGTAGCGACCCATTCATGAACCGTTGACGTACTCCCCCGCCTGAAGGCGGGAGATTCTCGGATCTTCAGGAGCCCTCATGGTGCTTCCCCTCCCCGAGCTTCTCTAGCGCCCAGCCCGGACGCTGAATGGATTCCACGCTTGAGCACCACCTGAGCGGCGGCTACATCCCGATCGGCGGTGTAGCCGCACTCCGGGCAGTCGTGGACACGAACACTGAGATCCTTCGGCACTGCCGCCCCGCACTCGGGGCATTGCTGGCTGGTGCCCCTGGCATCCACCTTCTTCACGCAGACGCCACGCTTCAGCCCGACCCATTTCAGGATCGAGATGAACTGGCTCCAGCCTGCATCGAGCACCTGCTTCGACAGGTTGCCGCGTGCCATCCCTGCGATGTTCAGCGCCTCAACCACGATGGTGTCGGCGGTGTCGCAGAGCCGGTGGGCTTCCTTGAAGTGGAAGTCTTTGCGGACATTGCTCAGGCGTTCGTGTTGCCTGGCGAGACGGTGCATGGCGATGCGCCAGCGGCTGCTCCCCTTGCGCTTCTTCGATGCCAAACGGTTCAGCTCTTTCAGCCTGTGTTGTCCGGTCTCGAAGAAACGGGGATTGGCCACCAACTCACCGGCACTGGTCGCCAGGAAGTTGTTGATGCCGACATCGACGCCGATCGCATTGCCGTGTGGCTGCGGTTCGGGGATGTCGATGTCCTGCTCAAGCGAGAGCATGGCGTAGAAGCCAGACGCTCGCTTGACGATCCGCACCTGCTTGACGATGGCGCCATCAGGCAGCGGACGAGACTGGCGTAGCTTCACCCAGCCGATCTTCGGCAGGCTGATGCGGCCAGCAGATAACACCTGCTTGTTCAACTGCGGGAACAGGAAAGACCTGATCCGTTTCTTGAACCTTGGGAAGCCCAGTCCTCGCTCCCATGTCGCCACAAAGGATGCCTCCAGGTTGCGGAGGACTTGCTGGAGAACATGGGTGTGAGGTTCCTTCAGCCATGGCCGTGATGGCTTGGCGGCTGCCAATGCAGCGCACTGCTTGGCGAAGGTGGGCTTGGGTGCATCCGGCGGAATGATGTACTCCTGCCGGATCGAGCAGGCGTTGACGGGTGATTTCTTCGCACGAGCGAAGTCCCGTCGCTCAGCCAGGGCGTAGTTCCAGACGCCTTTGCAGATGTCCAGCCAGCGGTCGAAAGTCTCGACCTGGGCGGGCGTCGGCAGCAGCTTGAACTCGTAGGTCTGGTTAAGCATGACTAAATGGTAGCCGTTTTCTTCAGGCTGTGCTGGACAAGGCTTTGAGGGAAAGCCGCCCTGAAGGGCGGGGCTTGAGACCCAGTTCCAAGGGTCAGCTACCAGGGCTGGCAGGGGCGGCACTGCCGCGACACCTTCCGGGATCTGAAGGCTTGCATCAGCGCGGTGGATCAGCGGCTGATGGGGGATTGCCCCATGGACCCTTAACGAGATGCTGATGGGCAGCCGCTTGGTCGCCATTACGACTGAGGCCTTCCAGGGCAGCAGCGACCGAAGCTTCAGAGCTCCCCGCCCTCGTGCTCAGGGGGTAGGCAACCACCAAGCCAAGCTGACCGAGCGTGAAGCCAAGGAGATTCTCCGCGCTCGGGGGAACTGCTCTCAGGCTTCGCTGGCGGCTCGTTACAAAGTGTCACCCGCACTGATCAGCGCCATTCACCGGGGCAAAAAGTGGGGCCATCTTCAGCAGCAGTCCACTTCTAGTCCACCTGCAAAGGGTGCGCTACCATAAACGCAGTCGTAGAAAGCCTTCTCAGCGACTACCTATCACTTTGGGGTAGTGGGGGTCGTGGGTTCGAATCCCGCCGCTCCGATTCAGTTACCGACTGAGATCTCAGTCACAGCCCGCCTTCTCCCCCGAGGGCGGGTTTTTTGTTTCGGCCTGTTTGGACCCACTTAGGCCCACTCAGGCGCCAAAATCAGTCCACCTTTCAGTCCACCGGCATGTCCCTGGCCATCGCTCTCGGGGAGCTGAACGCCCGTCTCAAGGCCGGCCGACATCGCTGCAGCGCCGAGCAGCGCAAAGCCTCCCTGGTCCTCCGGGCCACACTGCCCGACCGCAGCGACCCCTCTATCTCGCGACAGCAGCGGATAAGCCTGAACCTCCCGGCCACTTATGCCTCACTCCCTGAGGTCGAACGCCTAGCTGTCGGACTCAGCCATCAACTCCGAACTCGCACCTTCCACTGGGAAGCCTGGGAAGCGTCCGAGGCGGCGGAAATCACCACAGACGACTTTCACGCAGCTGCAGTCCGCCTCCACGCCACCAAATACCGCCACTCCCCCGAGCGCGGCTCCACTGCCTGGGCCAAGAAATGGCAACCCGCCCTCCGCAAGCTGCCTCAGGGCCCCGTTACCGAAGCGATCCTCCTGCGCACTGTGCGGCGCCTCCCTGAGGGCTCTGCAGCCCGCCGCGATCAGGGAAACATCCTGGCCCAAGTAGCTCGTTCCCTGGGGATTCCCGACGCCGCCCTGCTGGCAGCCTGCCGGGGCTACGGGGCAGCCTCCCTGCGTCCCCGGGACATCCCCTCCGATCCCGAGATCGAAGCCGCCTGGAGCTCCCTGCGCCTGCCGCACTGGCGATGGACCTGGGGCATGTGCGCCGCCTACGGCCTGAGGCCTCACGAGTGCGCAGAGCTGGTCTGGCTGGAGGACGATTGGATCGAAATCGCAGATGCCACGAAGACCGGCTCCCGGCGTGTGACCCCCTGCCCAAGTTCCTGGGTGCAGCTCTGGGGCCTGCGAGAGCTGCAGCGGCCTACCCAGTCTTCACAAACCTTAAGCAAAGCTTTCGCTGATGCTCTCACCCGAGACCGCGTCAGCACCAAGCCGTACTCCTTGCGTCACGCCTACGCCCTCAGGTTGCTGAGCAGGGGCGTCTCTGCAGATCTGGCTGCCCGCCTGATGGGCCACAGCCTGGCCGTCCATCAGCAGACCTACCAGAGGTGGATCGAGGCTGACCGGATTCAGAAAGCTATGCAAGGCTGTTCGCTTTAGGGTATAGTTCAACCAGTTTAGGCCTGCGAAGGCCCAATCAGACCGATGCCACTGAGCCTGTTGCCCGATGCCGACGAGCGTTCCGAGCTGTTGTATCGCCTCACACGTATTGAGGCTGTACTAGACAGCCTGGTGCGAGCACAAGAAAAACATTCCGAATGGATTGATTCTGAAGAGTTTTGCAAACAAGTCGGAATCGCTCCAAAACAACTGACTTATTACATGTCAAAAGGGACGCCGGGCGGTGATGCAGTACGAAACATCGGCACGGTTGCTCGTCCTCGGTATCGGTTCCATCGCGTGAAGGCCGTTGACCAGTTCCTGAATAGGGGTCTGCATAACCCAGCCCTCTATTTTCGTACGGCAAAATCCGCACCCAAGAATATGTAGAGGAGCAATGTGCGCGGAAGACCCCGACGCTCAGAGCTTGGAGATAGAAAGTATTGCTATGTACTTAGGATCAAAAAATGTAAGCGAGTTCTTTAATGCAATCTGCTGGGATAATCTTACTCTTAAGTCATCAAGCCACCCTTCTTGTTCTGGATTCTCTAATTCCAGTAAGCAATCAGAATATCCGTAAATATCATCAGTTGAAACAAAACAGCAAACATGATAAAGATTGTTAGCCCTCATCATTTACACCCTCGCTAAAGTCACACCAGCCGCCTGATTCTGGTACTTTCCCTGACCATAGGGCTTCAGACAGGGCTCACCTCGAAAAAACAGCGCCTGGCAAATACCTTCCATAGCGTAGATCCGCACATCAGCGTCGGCTGAATTGCTGATTTCTAGGGTCAGGTGACCTTCCCAACCCGCTTCAGCAGGTGTCGTATTTACGATAATGCCACAACGTGCATACGTGCTTTTACCGATAAATAGCACCGTAATATCTTCGGGAATCTTCAAGTAGTCATACACATAAGCCAAGCTGTATGAGTGATGCCTTGCGATGAAAAAACTACCATCTTCATCGGTATGCAGTGGGTCATCCTCCAGATTCTTTGGATTAAACCGCTTCGGATTTATGACCGTCCCCGGGATATGGCGGAAGCTCTTGAACTGATCCGGAGCCAACCGCAAGTCGTAGCCGTAAGAACTGGCACCGAAACTGATTGCTGCGATGTCATCAACCTTTCGTATCTTCTCGGGGACGAAAGGTGTGATCATACCCGCTTCCGCCAGTTCGCGGATTTGCAAGTCATTCAGAAGCATTGCTTTTACCTACATTTGTACTACGTGTGTACTGCGCTAAACGGGCTGAAGCCCGCGCTCGCTTTTTACCCAAGTTCCAATCGTAAAAGAACTGAGCATCATCAACGAGGCGGACTAACAACCCGTTCGGCAGCTTACGAGCTATTACAGTTAAGCGGTGCAATAGCTCGTTTCTGTGGTCGACGCTCACGCAGCAACAGCTTCGAGTTCCGCTTCTTTTTTCTTGAACCGGCCCTTGGAATCCCGAGGCTCAACTTCAGCCGCCCGTTGGAGAAGCACTACCCGAACTTCGCCAGGAGAGACAACAATCTGCAGTTTGTCACCAGGATCGAAGCCTGCGTCCTCTGTGTAGGTCTTGCCCAGCAGCATCACACCATTCGTGTGAACAGTTGTGACATACCGTGCTGCTTTGCCCCTGTTCCGATTCGGATCAGCACCGACTTTCAGATCCTTAGCAGCGAGCAGCTGCGTCATGAAGCTTTTCTTCAGCACTTGCGGCTTTCCTGAAGTGGTCGTCCGCACGTACCCAGCTCCGCTAGCTAAGTCAGTTTCAGAAATGCCAGGGTTGGCTTGGACAAATGAAACCAGTTCGTCGCCTGTCAGCATTGGAATGAAAGGAATGCGTTTTTAGCCTAACCCGTGCTGCGGGAAAAAGCAACCAAACCAGAACAGGTCATTTTGCGTCAGCCCAAGTAGCCCCCTTAGACACCTCGGCCACGATGGGCACTTTCTCGCAGATCGATGCCCCCGCCCTCTCCATACATTCCCGCAGGCGCTCGCTCCAGTAGTCAGCAAACCTAGTCTCAACCTCCAGCACGATCTCGTCATGGACCATCGCAATAAGGCGGCACTGCCCCTCCGGAGCTCTTGAAACCTCGCGCCATATCAGGCCTATGGCTCTTTTTGCAATATCTCCAGCCGTCCCCTGCACCTGAGTATTTATTCGGGTGGTGTACTTGTCATCAAACCCTTTCAGAACCCTGCGCCTCCCCGAGAGCGTGAGTACAGCCGGGGAAGTTCTGGATCCCTCGACTTGCTGCCATCTATAAAGCGTTGGGTATGCTGTTCTAAAACCATCGACAATCTCTTTTGCTTCAGAAGCGCTCATATCAATATTGTATTCAGCCATAGCTTGCTTTCTCAAAGTTGCTGGACCGGCACCGTATAGCAGACCAAAGTTTGCAATTTTTGCACTTGTTCGTTGCGCTTTAGTGATCTTCTCGCTTTCGACGCCTGTGATTAAGGTCGCGGTCTCGGTGTGAAGGTCCCTACCAGCTTTGTAAGCCTCTAGCATGCGTTCCTCCCCTGACAGTTCTGCCGCTACCCGCAGCTCAACCTGTGAGAAGTCTGCGACCACAAGAACATAACCATCTTCCGCTACGAACTTACTTCTAAACTCTGGACTGCGATCGACTTGCTGCAGATTGGGACCAGCGCAACTGAGCCGCCCTGTCTTGGTCCCCATCTGCCTGTACCCCGCGTGAATCCGACCGTCCGGTCCGACCGCTTCAATGAGCTTCTGGATGCTAGTAACTTGGTTCGCCGATGATTTCCATGTCAAATACTGATCGACTAATTGATACTTCTGCCGTATAAACGCTAATAAGTTCTGGTCAAGACTTGTTTTACCCTCCGCACCAGGCGGCAGAATGATACCCGCATTAGTAAAGGCTACTGCCATCTGCTGTGTAGATGCGGGATTAAAACCCTTGTACTGTTTAGTTCCTAAGCGGACAGACCCAGTGTCTTTAGCTCTGGTATTAACGCTACCGTCGTCTTCTCTAGGCATCCATAGTGCTGGCTCGCTAGGGTGCCTCTCTTTAATATGAGTGTCCAGATTCTCTAAAAATGCGGTTTTTAACCCGTCAGCTTTCAATATAAGAGCGTCGTACAGTGACAATGCGTTTGGTACGTCGAACTTAAAGCCGTACCACTGCATAAGCGCCACAGGACGTAAAACATTCATTTCTAATGCAAAAATATTGTACAAAGTGACGTTTTCTTTTGTCCTAGCCTGCATTAATGCGGCTATTAACTCTTCTGATAGATGCGGTAAACACATAGCGTCACGAGCGGCGTACAGAAGCATTTGGTCATCAATAGCTCCAGCCCAATTCGCTTTTTGTAATTCTTTCGGAAGTTCATATTTCAAAATCCGCTGCGCGATGGAGCCTAGGTCGTTTTTAGCACCTGTCCCATTGTTCATAATACTACTAGCGATCATAGTATCAAACAGTGGGCCACCTAATACCACCCCTTCACTTCGTAAGAAGTTCAGATCGAAAGTAGCGTTCTGCAGCACCTTAGGTATTTCCGATTCTAAAAGCTCTTTTAACAGCTTCATCTCAGGAAATTCCCATTCAACTTTATTACTCTTAAAATCTCTCCATCCTTCAATGTCTACTATCAGTGTAAAATCCTTTGACGCGACTTGTATTAGTCGCACATTGTCTACTGTGAAGTCTAAACCCGTAGTTTCAGTGTCTACTCCCAGTACAGTCTCCTCTTTAAGGCGCTTGACTGCTTTTACAAACAATACATGGTCTTCAGGACCTCCTACAAACACATAGTCAGCTTTGTCTAGAACCTGCTTACGGTTCAGCACTTTGTCAGAAGGCATGGTAGTTAGTACCTCGTAAAGAAACGATAAAATAAAAGTGGAGCTAGTAGAGGTGCTCCGGCCCGCAGGTAAATAGTCCCGGGAGTTCCACCTCTAGGGACTAGGGCTATATCGGCCAGCTCCAGTCGTCATCCTCTCCCAGAGCCTCCGCGCGCGCGCGTGATATCTGTGTGGGGATGATATTTGCAACTTGTTCCCCGAGATCGCCCTCGGGAGCTGAGGAAAAAGAAGTATCACCTGTTCCGGATCTGGTGGCCTGATAATTGTTTTCCGGAATCGGTGACTCCTCCAAAGAAGAATTATCATCCCCCTCCGGAGCCTCAGGGGTGATATTTCTTTTTTCCTGTTCCTGCAACCGTTCTCGGGGAACAAGTTGCAAATATCGCTCATCCATGGACAACGCACGCACGCGCGAGGGGGGAAGCGTATAGGTGGTTACCGGTTTTTTGCTTCCTGGGACGGACTGCTTTTTCCCCTCCACGAGCACGCCACCTACAACCCAGCGATCCAACCAGCGCCTCACAGTCAACTGAGAAGGCGTCTTCCTCGCCTGGCCGGTCATCTCCTCTCCCAGGCGCTCCCAGACCTCTTTGGCGGTCACCCGGTCCGGACCTCCCCCAGACTCCCCCCGAGCACGCTGCACAGCGTCCTTGACGATCCTCAGCGCCATGGTGTGTGGCTCTGGATCCCCCTGCCCCTCGTCCTCCCGCCGCTCTGTCGGCGTCCAATCCCACACCGAGTACGCGAAATCAGCGTCCCGCTCCACCACCAGCAGGTCCCCTTCCCGGCCCAGGCGGCTTTTTTTGATCTGGATCAGCCTGCAGCTGGATGGCACCAGGCGCCGCTCCCGCATTTTTTCCCGCTCCTCGTCTGACGGCTTACGGAGATGCCATTGCTCGTCTACGGCCGCTGTGAGGTATCGCGTACCGCGAGCACCACCCTGCGCGTTGTCGTGGTGAATCCAAATGATGCTAGTAGCAGGGAAGCCGTCAGGAGACCCGTTCTTTTCTCCGTAGTAGTAAAAAGGTGAAGCAAATGCTTTATCTTTTTCCTCTACTTGCATTTTTGTACTACATGAACCGATACTATCTACTACGACTAATGCTGGCTTGTATTGCTTAATCCACTCTCCGAACTCATGGGTGTGGTTAAGCTGGAAGCCCTTTTTTACAATGAACCAGGAGTCTGTAGCTAGATCAATTCCATTGTCTTCGCAGTCTTGCACCAACTTGGCAGCGCTCTGATCATTTTGTATCCACAGCACTGGGCCCTGTCGTAGAGGTAGTTCAATGCCCCGAATCCGCATGGGTATCCCCCGGCCGATGGCTGTAGCCAAACCCATGCAAGCCGATGTCTTCCCGAGTCCGCCAGCGGCATGAAGCATGACCTGAGTGGGTTTTTGCAGCAGGTTAGGAATAACAAAGGTCATTCGTTCAATTTCTTGCCACCAGGCTTTCTTAAGATTGGATTCCCTAGATGATTCGTAGTATCTGTATTCGTCCATAGCAGCTAAGCACTGCTGACCAGTTAGGCGGCGACCAGTCTCAGCAGCTAACCCCGCCATACGGCCTATTCGAATAGCGGGGTTTAATTCAGTATCATGTATGCGTATCAACGCTTCATGAAACTCACGCTCGTTCATCACTAGACGAGGCGTTTCAATAGATTTAACAACTTGCAGCTGCGCGTCTTCGGGATAAGAGTAACCGATAGCTGTCGCTATTTCAGCTACATAAGTCTCTAAATCTCCCCCTTGCGGACGAGGGGCGTGTTTCTTACCTGTCCGCACTTTATGTATAAAGTCTAAAACATCACCATGCACCCCACACGCTTTACAGTCCCAGCATCCTGTATCCAGTGAATACTGGAATGCCGTCCCGCTCTTGCCCCCATGCCAAGGGCACCCTGAAAGCATTTGAGGTTTGGAACCAGAACGCAGTGTCCATCCGTATTCGTCGAATGTGGAATGTTGGAATACAAGATCTTCCAACCGAGGACGTAGTTTTGCCTGTACTTCTTCTCGGAAAAACCAACCCCTAATTTGCTTAGGCGGAATCATTGTATTAGCACCTACATCCGCTGTTAATTCCTCAAGCTCATCTGTACTTAGGAATTGAACCGGCTTTCTATATGGACGTACAGCATCTAACAGCCATCCCGGCGCATTAGCGGGCATTCCATCGTTGTAACTAAGCCATTTGTAGATCATTCCATCTGGATGCTTAGATCCAGGGAGCACGCTCTGGCAGGCATTAAATCGTATGACTAATTCTTGATAGTCGCCCTCAGTTTGTACCTCAGGTACGGTATCTATCCATTCATCTTTCTCAGTTGCTGAATTATAAGCGTAGTACAGCTTCTTTACACCAGTCATCTCATAAACAAGCTGCGTCGGTACTCTATAGACAATCTGTCTTCTTTCCAATCTGCCTGATGTCCAACTCATAGTTCTTTCACTCCCATAAGGTTCATATTCTGTTCCTGCCATCTTTTTAAATCGCACATCCGCATCTGGACCATCGATGTCCACTGCAATAAGCCCGTCAGAAAGGCTTCCTGTAACAACTCCTATTCCGTTGTAGGCCGTTTTGCTCTTATACAGTGCAATTGTCTGTTCTTTTGTTAAAGGCTGAATAGTCCAGTCTTTAACATAAGTGTCTTTCCCTGCAACAGGAACAAAAGACCAACCGCTTGGGAAGACATTGTTTTCTAATTGCTTAATCGCTTTCGCTCCTAAGAGCTCGGATTTGTCTTGTTCTGCCATTTTAGAACAGGTGGAATGAGGTGAGTACCGCCACAGCTTGTCCAGTAACGGTCAGGTCATCATAACACCCGTTCACGAAAAAGGGCTAAACTGACATATTTTGGCAGTAAACACGCGACAAGTGGTCTTTTCGATTGCTTTCTAACCTTCGCAACTGCTTTAATTGGGACAAGTGACGCCGTGTTCTCTTTCTTTTTAAAAATGATGGATCCAGATCAAAAGCAAGATTCGCTTCACTTAGCCGAGTTTAATCAAGGTGTACGAAACTTTTCTCTTCTTTTTACCCGCTGGATGGACACAAATGAGTGGTCCCACCCGGTTATGACTGTTTTGGCTAAAAAGGCGTTAAATGGTACTGCATGGTTACACAGTAGTCAAATTAGCGGTTTAAGACACGGTAAGTTATTCAGCCCCGGCCCACGCACTTTTATAGCAATAGAACGCTTAAACTATTACTTGTTTCGCTATATAGAAAGCAAGACACTTATTCCCGGCACAACGAGTAGCAATCAATACTCTAAACCTTATGCTGTTACTGAGGATAATAAACCGCCTGCTTTGGGCTGGTGGGTAGAAGTCTTTTGTGGAGTTCGTATCCCTAAAGACATAGACTTGAGAATCAATTTCTTTACTGAAACACAAGCTAGAGAGATGTCTTTGTCTTGGGCAGCTCTTGTTCGTAAACTGATGATTGCCAATCAAGTGGATATTATTACTGAACTAGAGCATACTATTCGTATGAACTATCCCGCTAATGACCACGACCGTGTCCTTAAAGTTATCCAAGTAATCCAAAACAAAGCTGTGTGGACTCCCCTGGAACTTACTGCAGAGTTACCGGCGATCACAGTGCTTACTGAAGCTTTAGGAGGCCCCGAGACCGAAGATCAGCTCCTTCTAGCCTTGCAGAAGTAGTAGAATCTTGTAACATGCAGATATTCACTACAGCTCAACGATGCCTGATCTTTCTACCTGTGTATATCTGCCAGTTGTAGCTGTTAGCGAATGCCCTAAGTATTTTGCATTTTCTTGTTACGATTCTGATGTGGACACTACTTATGAGGTAAGGGGTTACGACAAAGCATCCCTTCTATCATACGTTGACCAAGCCAGAAACTGGAGTAGGGCGCCACTTGTCCATGAACAGGCGGTTATCCCCGTCTATTTCCTTGAGGGGGTGATTCGGATCCATATGCCGACTGTCTATGCCCATGCCTACATCGATACCCCCCCCCCCCCTTAAATCAGCCAGGTTGACATTCCAACCAAGATCGGTTACTCTGCTTGCAGGTTGATCCACGATCAACTCAAAACCCTCCATTCAACCTGCATCTGTTTCCATGACCGCAGCATTTCTTGAGACTTCCGTTCTGGATGAACTCACAAAAGAACTCCAAAGTGGCAAGTACTTGAATCTCAGCAAAATTAACGGAGACAAAAAAGTCCGTTTCTTTGGTACTGGGATTAAAGGATGGGAAGCCTGGACCGAAGACAACAAGCCTCTCCGTTGGGAATCCAAGCCTAGTGAGTATCCCGCAAACATCAAAAGAGCTGAAGATGGAACCGTAAACATCAAACGCTTTATTGCGGCTGCTATCTGGGACTATGACGATGAGATGTTCAAGATTATTAACTTGAACAAGACAACTGTACTCAAAAAGTTTTTGACTTACTGCAAGGCTGAAGAGTATGGCAATCCCACTACATACGACATTCGCATTTCACGTACCGGAACAGGTATGGATACCGAATACGAGTTGCTAGCCCTGCCACCCAAAGCAGTGACCAAAGAAATCGCAACTGCATACGCTGCAGAATGTGCCAACTGGAATCTTGCCGCCATGTTTGATGGTGATGATCCCTTTGGCGAATCCGCTGTTTAGTTCAACATCATACATGGGCCCCCTTGGGCCCTTCTCTTTTTCATCTCATGGGAACTGAAGCTCCTCTAATCCGCATTTATGTACGCAACATTGAGCTACTCGGCTTCAAACGCGGTTGGGATTCCACTCGTCTGGCTTCAGAGTTAGGGATCTCCACTAATACTTTTCGGCGTCTCCGCTCCGGAGTGAATCGCTACATCTGTACTGATCTATTTCGTACAGTGCTGAAACTGTTTGACTGCAGCCCTAACGACCTACTGCTCCCTCAAGATGGCGTTGATTACACCTTTGACTGAGCGTTTAATCGCGCTTCCCTGCTGGGAAATACCTAGCCACACAGCCCCTAACGGGGAGCGGACATACGAAGCCCCCACCGGCCTCGCTAGTTCAGTCACTACTATTTTGAGTGGCTCTCGTGACAACACCGAGATCGAACTTTGGCGCGAGTCTGTAGGTACTGAAAAAGCCGATGCTATTCGTGATTTCGCCGCCGCGAGAGGCACAGATCACCACAGCCTAATCGAGCAGTTTCTAAAAGATCACAAGGAGCCCGCCTTTGACTACGTCCAATCATCCTACTGGTCTTCTACTCGTCCTTTTCTCGATACGATTGATCATTGCCTTTTAAACGAAGGCACCATTTGGCATCCAGAGGGCTTCGCCGGTAAGCTAGATAATATCTCTTACCTGTCCCGTGCTGAGTTGCTGGTTTGGGATAAGAACCATGGAGCGGTCTCAGTAATCCAAGTAGCAGATGATTTACAACCCACTCTAATAGATTGGAAAACAGCAGATACCCCTCGTAATCCTAAAAAGATGTACGAGTATTCGCTGCAGGTCGCTGCTTATGTTGCTGGTGCTAATTACGTCTATGGCAATTTAGGTCTTGACATCCAGCGAGCCAAAATCGTGGTGGCACTACCTGATCAACCGCCGCAGATAAAAATCATGGTAGGAGAGGAACTAGACCAATTATTCGAGCATTTTCTTGCCCGTTTACAGCGGTACACGTTCGCGAAGAAATGATCCATCTACACTGGCTGAATCTATTCTGCTTGCTTTACGCAGCGTGTACGTTCGGGTATCTATTTTCTAAGTACCTAAACAATCGCAGATTGAAGCGCCTAGAAGCACGGATTCACTCAACTATCGAATCATCTACTACCCACCCTTCCTTCCTTATCGATCATGGCCCCTCACGTAATAGCCCTGTACTCTTCCGCTCCCGGCGCGGGAAAGTCCACAGTCGCTAGACACCTGTGTGACAAGCATTCATACACTAGGCTTTCTTTTGCGGACCCACTAAAGCGGGTAGTTGAAACCTTTCTTATTGAACTAGGTTACGACCACAGCTGCACTTATTCGCTACTGCGCGGCTCTCTCAAAGAAGTGAGACTCCCCGAGATCGGCACGACCCCCCGTCACCTGATGCGTACCCTTGGGACAGAGTGGGGGCGTCAATGTGTCCATCCTGATGTATGGGTCACCATTGCTGATAAGCACATCTCCCGCGCCTTGTCCGAGGGTCGAAATGTCGTCATTGATGATCTACGTTTCCCGAATGAATACGACCTATTGGTCAACAAGTACAACGCTACCATTTGGCACATAACCCGTGATCTGCATACCAAGGACAGCACCCACGCTAGCGATGGAGCTTTAGAAAATAAATTCTTTACCGGATACATAAATAACAACAGCACTATTGTTGAGTTGCTCTCCTACGTCGATCTCCTCCTTCTTCCCCTCACCTGCTCAACAAAAAAGCCCCCTGAGCCTGACGATAGGAATAGGAATACTGTTGGCACAAGACTGTGCATATCCGCATCATCACCAACGTAATGCACAACCGCCATGACACTCCCTGATCCCCGTTTCCGCGTCGAACTAATTGCTCAGACACCTAATCCCCAGCGGGTAATCTGGGCGGCCATGCACCAGGACTACAGCGAGGGCTTCGTGGCCGCTGAGCGGGAGGCCTGGCCCGATGAGAAACGGTCCGGTGAGATATGTGTTAAGCGGCTACTTGCTGGAGATAGGGGCCATTATGGATGTTATGACTCTATTACAGAAGTCCTAACAAGTGACGGGTGGATGGCTTGGCCAGATGTAAAGGAGCAGTGGGACTCTGACTGCAGTCCCAATCTTCTAGCCGTTGACATCGCAAATGGAACCTGTCACTTCGAGGCACCCAAGGACATACAGGCCATCGAGTTACTCAATGGTGACCAACTCTATTCGCTAGGCAGCCAGTACCTAAACTTTGCGGTGACCCTTGACCATCGAATGGTCGTAAGCCATCGGCAGACTGGAGGTGCATTCAGCTCATGGTATTTCAAGCGGGCTATAGATGTACTAGGGAAGCCTGTCCGCTACTTGCTGAATTCCTGCCTGGCGTCCGATTGCCGCAGCCTGCCTGACGACATGCCAGTAGACGCAGATCCACTGACCGCGTTCAAGCTCGCTGGCTTTTTCTTTGGTGATGGCTTGAGATCTAACAACAAAAATCCCTTTTGCATTCGTTTTCGCATTAGAAGACCACGCAAGATCGCCTACCTTTTAAGCCTTGGATTGCCAACAGAAGAGAAAAAGGGGGACCGATACACCATCGCCCGCCCAGACCTGGCACGGTGGATTCACAAACATTTTTCTAATAGTTCGGGCAAAGTTGTGCCTGTCTGGATCTTGACACTACCAGAGGAATTGGTCGCAGCCTTCTGGGATGGACTCAAGAACAGCGACGGAACCAGGATTGTAGAAAAGAGCTGGGCTTATGACAGCTCTGACAAGGAAAGCCTAGATCTTATTCAGGCGTTGGCCCACATAAATGGTTTTTCGGCAAATATGTCGTTAAATAATCTCAACGAAGGGCCCGAACATGCAAATCATAGGCCTTGCTGGAGGCTAACCATCGCCGAAAACTCTACGCGAAGAGTAGAGGCATGCTATGGGAGAAGTCCAGGGGTATCTGAGTCGCTAATTGACTATTCCGGTTTTGTTTATTGCGCCACGGTTTCCACTGGTGCGCTAATGGTTCGCAGGAAAAACAAAGTATTTGTATCCGGCAACTGCCTAGAGCATCCGGCCATCACACTAAACGTAGGCTGGTTTCCTCACTCTGTAATGCAACAGGCTAGGACTCACAGAGTAGGAGTAAGTTTTGATGTCCAGAGCATGAGATATTCGGGACAACGAATCTGTGATGCTGCAGAGGGAAGGCTAAAGATTGAAGATGTATTTTATCTTAGGCCTGTTGGTGACTATGCAGATCGTCAAGGCAAAAAGTACACCTACACGGCTGATCAGCGAGCAATCGACTTAAACACTTGCCACCTTGCCGCTGAGCGTTATTGGGATCTGATGGCGGCAGGTTTTGCAGAGGAGCACGCTCGCGGCATCCTGCCCTTTGACTATCGCCAGCACTTCGTGGTCAGCTTCAGCTTGCGGGCCTTCCTCCACTTCCTTGACCTGCGGGCGAAGCTCGATGCCCAGGAGGAAATCCGCGCCCTGTGTGATCTGATGTGGCCCCACCTAGAGGCCTGGGTCCCCGAGATCGCCGGCTGGTACGCCAAGACCCGCCTGCACAAAGCCCGCCTCGCCCCCTGAAGACATCATGCGACGGGCTTGCGGTCTTGCTGAGTTGCTGCCTTGCTGAGGAAAGCAGTTCCAGTAGCGCCTCATTCAGGAACAGGTTGACAAAACCTATCAACCCTGTCTAGGATGCAATCGAACAGCAGGCCCCGGCCAGCTGACCACACACACACACACACACACACCAAATAAAAGTCGCCCAGCCCTTATGGTCACAACGCAACTGTCTACTGTTGACACCTGGAGAAGTGACATCAAGCACGCAACGCTTCTACATAATGAAGCCCGCAAAAAAGCTGAACCTTATGCAATATGGGACAGGGAAAGCAGGGTTGTTTTCGTCAGCGAAGTCCAAGGTATGTCCATGGAGCAACTGCGAACGTTGGCTGATGACTTGAGAATTGTAATCACAAGTCTAAATGACCGAATAAGCACGGAATACGTACTCCTTGCTGAGTGCCCGCAAGATAAGCCAATGGTGGCCCGCGACATCAGAAAAAAGATTAGAAGGCTAATTGCAAGAAAAGAGCAATGCAAATATGTCATGTTAGAAGCGACTAGGTATAAAAAGCACCTCAATAGAGAGGCGAACAAGCCGAAAGAAAAGCCCATGAAGCTTAATAACAGAGACGAAAACAAGCATGTAACCTTTTTGCGTGTACAAAAAAAGATGGAGTATTTAAGTCGAAAAAGGCAATTTGAAATCTTGGCTGACAGATTTGGTGCAGATACTCTCGCCGATCTTGAAAAGGAAGCTGTAACGGCTTCTATCGAACCTTTTACGCAATGGGCAAGAGAAAATGACGTAGAGCAAAACATCGTTGATCACATCATCTTCCATGCGCTGAGAAAGGGGGCCTGACCCCCTTTTACGCCTCGCCCCCTGAAGACAATGAGAATCATTATCACCAGCGCTTTCCCCCTCGACCCCAGCTCCCCCGACCTTTGCAACTGGGAATTACGCGACGGCCCCGAGGAGATCTTCACCGAGACCGGAACCACTCTCAGCCTCTACTCCGCTTTCGCCGAGATCTGCCAGGCCCGGGCCCGACTCGCAGTACACATCACAGGAGAACCGGATCCCGAGGAGCTGCTCCCTGCACCTGAGTTCTCCCCGGATCACTGACTGTCCCCAGACCATCCGCCCCCTCGCACACGTCTCCCCCTGCAGCAGCACATCCCACCCCTCTGCCATGACCACTGACCCAGCATGCTTTACAGTTGCCTAACCAAATCCGGTTGGCAAGCTATGTATGACCCGATCTGAAATACAGTCCTATTTAGACGATCTAGGTCGTTACCCTATTCTCACCAAGGAGACGCAACTTCGTCATTGCTACAACATCCACGCTTGGGTGAACCACCCTGACGGAAAAGAGAACTGTCCTAAGAAGATACGACGCTTGGGCAGACGTTCCATGGAAGCTATGGTTCAAACTAATCTGCGCTTGGTCCTATCTGTTGCTAAGAACTACCAAAATCGCGGTTTAGACCTTGCAGATTTAATCCAAGAAGGGAACCTAGGCCTCATACGCGGTCTCGAACTTTTCGATCCAACTCGCGGCTACACAGTCAGCACTTACAGCTACTGGTGGATCCGTCAATCCATCACCCGTGCATTGCATGTCCGTGGTCGTGCCATACGTCTCCCTATCAATATTCACGAAGTCATAAGTCAAGCCGAGAAAGCCACCGCTGAATTCACCGCAGAGCACAGACGCAGCCCCACTATCGCTGAACT